CTTTGGCAAAGATGAATTATCTGCGACATAAAGTCGTGATAGGAACTGGTAATATTCTCGACGCTTTGCTTCGTCGACTTGAACGGGATAGGTAACATACTCATCGTAGCAATTCATATATACATCGTAATCACAAGGAAGGTCCAGTGACACGGGGCCAAGTACCCCGTCTGGACTAAATTCACTATTTACAATTTTCTTTGTGATTTCTAGTTGCATTTCGATGGTGAGTCCATAAGTGCTAGCAACCAATGCTCTCGTCCTCGGAGGGACTGGCTTTGCTTTGACACCCCTTGATTGGATAAAGATGTCGCGTTGGTATGCGTCAAATAGTGCATACGACTTTGAGGTTGCACGTATGTAATGAAGTTGTTTAATTATGTGGTCGCATACAGGTGTGATTATGGGACACCCGTTGTATTGGTACAGCGCGCTCTGTGCCTTGGCTTTCAGTAGCTCAAGTCTTGTTTTCGTACTGCAGTTAATGTAGCGCTGTGGCAACCATGCCAACTTCATAAGAACCTTAATAGGATCTGTGACATTTATACGGTCTATAGGATCAAATATTAGACCACAGAAGGAAGCTTCCTCAATGTTTTCGACAACGTCGATTTTTAGACAGAATCCATATGACTCCATCTGTTTAGTCGACGGTACTAGAGATTTAAAAGGATATCTCGTTCCGACTTCCGACACATTGAAGATGCCATCATCCCCCTCGACGAAGCCCCTAGTATCAAACAACTGGTCCCAGGAGGCTCCTCTCTCATACATAGCAAATAAGAACAACACGAGATTACTCCACCCGTTGCCCAAAGATGTGTTCATTTCCCCGCTCATTCTAACACCCGGAAGCGTAGCAGAGAACATGTTCTTAACATCTATTGTGTTAACGCCCCTCACCGAGGCTTTCCACATATCCATGAAATCTTTACTCTTTTGTTTTGGCAATGCACTTGACATGAATTGATAAAGAGGCTCTTCAATCGCCCACATTATTTCTGGCTCAAAATGTGCTTCGAAAGAAGTGTAGTCTGTACAAATGTAGCGGCCGCCTTCGGTAGCACATGTGTCCATAACGGCCGTGGGCCGGTCACAGACAGGGATGTACTTTATAAACCACTTTAATTTGCAAACCTCATGCTCTATCGCTGAAAAAATAGGTCCGAACTCACACTTGGACCAATCATGTCTAGCATTGATCAAACGGCATGGTTTCCGCTCGATGTATGGCTCATCCTTGACATGGGCCTTAACTCTTGTCAGCTTTCTGTATTCATGGCGCAGCTGACGGCGCCTGTTTGTGACGCACCCGTCACTGGCTAAAGGCTGTACGCCAGGCCGGTAACGGCCAAAATCATCCCCAAGGTCATCGTGAGGAATATCGCTGTGCCCAACGATCCGCGCACCACCAGACTTAGTGTTTCTTGTTTGCTCCTTTGTTTCCTGGGTCTCGTCCGGTCGCACAGTAGCCTGATCACTATCATCATTGACTTTAATCCCCATTTGAACGTCATGCCTACACTTCTTGCAAATATGCTCAACACCGCCATGATTATAGCAGTTGCAACGCGTTGGTCGATCTTCCCTAAGCTTATAGTGCTCCTTAACCAGCTGGTACTTCCTGGAATTGGAGTAGTTGGTTGTTGCGAGCCACTCATGGAATGTGGGCGTGCTTTCGAGTCTGTGTAGTTGTTTTCTGGAGTGAAGCTCCTTGATGAACAATTCAGTGAACCTCCGCAGTCGTCTCCGAACACTCCTGTCCATTGCTGGACCCGCTGAAGGGCGTCGGAAAGCGAAACGCTTGGTACATCCGGCAAGTACTGATACAGCATCATTAGGGTCAGGGCGAAACAAACAATGGCTAGCAAGTAAAAACCCACTTGAGTAAGCCACTGGAGTACGGCCAAGATCCTGGAAGGTATGTCGTTTGGGTTTGTGTACGACCACAAACGACTCTTTAACTGGTGCATACTTGGTAGTGATTCCCCTATCGTAAATCCTGTATCCATATTGGATGGGTAAACGCTTTGGAGGTGCTGAAAAGGTTGATCGGTTGTGGAGGAGTGGACTAATTTCAGATATTTAATTGTTGTATTGCTCACACTCACACCACGAGTTTGTAGTAGTTGTGCATTCAAGGGTATGCTGTCCAAACGCTGAGCCAAGGTCACGTATTGAGGATCAGTCGAAAATATTGTTTTCCTACTTGTTAATTCTTGAACGCAAGATGTGCTAATGAAATCTCTCGAATTGACGTGTAAGTTATGTCGCTTTGCAAATGAATGAAAATTAGGGTTCAATGCCATATATGTCTGTATGCTCATCGACAACGGCCTGAACTCATTTCCGCACCATTGCATGACAGGGACACAGTAATCATGTAGCTGATAGACTTTTCCTAGCACGGGTGTGCGACTCTTGTCAGATTCCGGTCTGTCATCTATTTCATCATAAGCAAATTCAGTTTTAGCTCTGATTTCAACATGTGTAAAAGGGAAGATAAATTTCATTATTAAAAGGAGACAAATGGATCCCAGAGTCAAAATTTCGCTCCAGAATCGGAAATGTATTAGCATGATCACCGCCAGAGCAATCAAATAGCATCTCCAAGGTATGCTAGAATGTACACACACAAATATGTCATCTGCCAAATTATATACAGTGGGTTTTTGGTCTTGTGACTTGTCTCCCGGGGACCACTCATGGTCCGAGGGCTCGGGGCCCGTGGGCTCGCTGGCATCATCATTAGTATCGTTTATTGCATCCTTCATGCCATTGAGCTCATCAGAGATAATTTTAAGTTGTTCCCCCAAAAGCCTCTCCGATTTATGATGTTTGCTTTTGTTTTTGCTTCTAGGGGGGCTCTTTTGAGCTTGGCGGCACCAAATGGACGGTTCAGCGCCTACACCGGAAGAGTTTGGGGCTTGCCCACCTTGGTGTTGGGGTGGGGCCCTGCCTCGTGTTTGAGGACTTTTGCTCCTGTCAACGTCGACACCATGTCCGGTTCGGCTGCGTTGATAGCAGGAGCCTGACGGGCTTTCACCGCCGCCGATGGCATTCTGGCC